TGTGCGCATCAGTCCGACCCCGGCGTCACTCAAACCTCACAATCGTTCGCGATTGTGTAAATGGTATTTTAGGCATGGGTAGTTGTGATTGACAGGAGGAGTCCTGGTCAATATCCCGGTAACGGGTTCATTTGCGTCTATAGCACGACGTGAATAGTAGTATTGGTTACCTGAAGTGCCAACTTCTTGCTTACTACAGATTAAGGTCCTACTGGAGTACGTGCCACCTTTGCCTCATGGGAGGAAGAGCACACCGTCGGAATTCTTTAGTGAATTGCGCGACGTTAAATCGGACTGACTGGCACCGGTCCCGCAGCCCCCGTGATTGATAGAGTCGCGGATAAGGGACAAGATTTATCAACCAGAAAGGAAAGCGTGTCGTTTTGCGACCTAAAATACAAATGAAAAAGAAGAAGAACACTTCAAAACAAAATACAAAGACCATGGTTGAGAAAGTGTTTTCCAATCCGGGTCGGTACATTGTACCCACAGCCCCCCGCAAGAAGAAGGTTGCCCCCCCTGCTGGGGCATCTTTATCACCTTGCGCCCTCAAGTACGCCTTAGCCATAAGTGAACCTTTTCACCCTTCGGCACGCGGTGCTTGTCTCCCCCGGTTCCCATCCCCCCCCAGTCAGAAAGTGACGGGGTTCGTGCGATTCGTCGCTACCGTTGGAACCGCCGGGTTCGGTTTTGTCAGTGTTGGCCCTTGCTTGGCCAACGATGGTATCGTAGCCTTTGCCTCCACCTCAACATTTCCCCAGAACGGCGTATTCCCGCTCGGTGGTAACAACATCCTGAGTACTGGAATACAGACCGTGGCATTGGCAAACTTGCCATACAACACCACCAATTTGACTTCGGGTGAGCTCGGTTCCTCATTATACGCGAACAGGCAAGGTATAGCTGGTCGCGTGGTGAGTTTGGGAGTACGAATAACGTATACTGGCACTACGCTTAATGAGTCTGGTGTCTATTACGTTTGGTCGAGCCCAATTCATGAAAACGCAGTAGGAATCGCACAAGCCGGAACTTCCACCTTGGGAGCATTGGCTGATTGCGACGTTTGCGGCACCACTCGGATGCCGTGTGAAACTGTTGTTTATCCAGCCCTCGAAGACGAGTCAAATTACACCACCGCGTACCCCGACGGCGCATCCGGCACATTGTACCCCTATAGCGCGGGCGCCACCGGCTTTAATTCCGATTTGTATTACGCTCCTACTTCAGGAGTAAACGTCGGATCTCAGCCCATCGTCATCGGGTTCACCGGCGTTGCAGGTAGTACGTATCTTGTGGAGATAGTGCAACATTGCGAGTACACCGGTTTATTAGCCGCTGGACTCGTCACCACTAGTGACGCTGACCAAGTCGGCTTTGAACGCGTGACCGCAGCCGCTGAACGCATTCCTCAGTTGAAGATGGCTGAGCCGGGCAAGACAATGAAGGAGTACATGTTTACGGCGTTGAGTGAAGTCGCTAAGACTTTGAAACCCATCGCCATCACTGCCCTTAAGGCTGGAGGCCTTGGCATTTTAAATGCCATGGGTAGAATGATGTTATAGGTGGCGCCTTACGCTAGTTACCGAGTTCTTTAAAACGGCTTTAAAAGGTGGCGTCTTACGCTAGTTACCGAGTTCTTTAAAACGGCTTAACGGGCGAAATCCCAGGGATTATTAGAGAAGGACGCCCAACTAGTGGAGTAGTGAACCATGCGTCCGGTTTCTGTAATCGAAACTAATAGGTGAAGTTCCTATACAAAAACTTCAGGTAGCAACCTTGCTGGTTAGTCGACCTGAACAGATTAACCCAACCTTTTTAGCTCATAGAGCTATTTCCACTCGATCATGCACGAAAACCAAGAGTTGAGTCCCCGTGAAACGGGACAAACCTCAAACGGTCGGGCACAGAGTAACCGAAGAATGCCAGCGTATGCGGGACTTCGGAGATGTGGGTACGAACCAGATGTCTCAAAAACAAAACCCCCAAAAAGCTATAGTAGCACCCAAAAACACGAGTCATTCGTGCCATCAGCCTATGATGAAGAGTATGACAGCTTTGACCGCGTGCTAGAACACGGCAACACTGAGAAAACAGTCGTTAATAAAATCCGCACTACCTTAAGGAAGGAGCGCAGAGTCCATGAAGATGTGTGTGCTTTCATGGATTTTGATTGGTACGAGCAATTAGAGTACCGTCAGTCAAATCCACGAACAGGATTGTCGTTTCGCACTTTCAAGAGGTGTTACCCCACAGCGTACGAGGTACATGTGTTCAATAGATTGCAGATGTGTTCACTGCATGAAGTTGCTTCCGCGTTAAACGGAAACAACGGGGAAGCGACAAACTCGGATGATGTCAACAAGGGCAAACGCAAGAACGCCAAGAAGACACAGGTGCAATCGGAGGAACCTAAACCGAGGAAGATCCAGTTCAACGATTTGATAGCAGCGGCGGGTGGCGGTCACAGGACCCCCATCAGTCACGTGGACGAGCAAATGGCTCGAGAATTCGCAGTGCCTGTCGTAGTACACGACATAGATAATGCACAACGAGTTCTTGATAAAGTCATTGACTTGAATACGTTTGGTGTTGATAGCGATGCTGCCATTACACAACACCACATACGAGTCCCCCTTCAACCAAAGTATGAAGTGGCCGACGAACCAGGTTACGGCGACGAAAGTTACCAACCGGAAGAAGATGAGGAACTGCTGCCTATCCCAGTGATGGACGCAGTTATACCAGTACACGGAGCTAGTTATTGTTCGTCCGTCCTACGTAATTTACACAGTTTAACGGTAAATTTTTGGACGTTGATGTATAACTACAATGTTACCGTTACTGCGCCACTTCTTGCCGGTATAACCCGATTCGGTTTGCACACAAGTTACTCCACAGCATGTGCTTTGGGTAACGTATGTTGCACGTCCACAAATATTATTCGTCGCATGTTCGTTCCAACTATTCCATGGTTACGACGGACATACAACCAGTTTTGGGGGTACGCCGAACCCATTCGCCGCATCATTGGATTGCAAGCTCGATTCAATGATGACGAAGGCGACGACGACGAAGTTGAAGTCACCCCTGATCTCGCCCAAATCGCGATCGATCGGGATGACGTGATAACGCTCGTCGCGAACGCATACGATGAATACGCCCACGCCAACAACATACAATTTAGTGCTGTTGACGCGCACCGCATAGTGACTTACGAGTGGCCCATGCAACTGTTAGATGCTTTTTGTCAAGTGCAACGCACTGAAGAACAACGCATCACCAATAGTTACAGAGCCTACGTTAATCCTGGCGAAGAATTTGTTGGGGATACCACACAAGAGGTAGAGTTTTATGACTTGCGATTGAGTAAGTCTACTGACTTGACGTCACTTGGGTATTTCCAAACACGTAAGGGCACCATATATGACCAACTCTTGCATCGATTAGTTGACATGAACGCCGGCCATCGGTCGTTTGATGGTCCATTCTTGAGTAGATTGACCATGTCTGCCAATCGGTTGTTCGTGGACATGTATGCGAAAGGGTACGAGCCTATAGACAGGAAAACCCATTATGGTAAGATGACAGATACAATTCAAATGGCATTCATTAATTTGCAAGTCATGAATTATCGTCCGTCAGACCAATTGGGATTAAGACCTGCCCGTAGTACGGCCTTAGGGTATCGGTAATTCGTTCGAGGGTTCAGTTGGGATGTGGAGGGAGTGAGCAGCTTACCGCATTGTTTGAAATTAACCACATCTTTAGATTTCATACCAATTGAACCAGATCTCGATGTTCTGGACACAACACACCGTAGTATGGTGAGGCAGATGGTAGCAGGAGCCTTCAACCATGACTACACCCCGAATTTTACGACTAACGATATGTTCACTAAACAAAAATATCGTAGCGTTTTCGGGCCATTTTTCATCCTGCTCCACACCAACCTCCCCGGGATTGGTGTTTCCGAGTGCATGGCCGGGGTTTCGCGTTTGAATGCTTTACGGGAACCAAGTAAAATTGGTTATTCCGCATTGCTAGGGCAAAATCAAATAAAATTTTTCAAGAATCCAGTTTATCTGGAAATTCTTGACGATTTTAAAAGACATTTTGAATCCCATGTCGAGTACGACGAACCTGAATTGATGTACCAACAGTGGTTGGACCAACCATGCCCAAAGCGTAAGTTGCGATTGGCGACTGATGCACAAATTAAAAATTCTCCCAGTGTTTTAGACCGACTCGATCCGATTCAGTTGAAATTGAAGCATGGTGAGATGTTAGCGCCCGGGAAGATGCGCTGTACTGCAGATTTAGGAGTTTTTCGAACCCAGTTAACTGCAGCGCCTTTCGGCCGCATTAAGACTGCCTGGTCAAAAGATTTTGACATTCTTGGGATGACTACCCGGTTTGTTAAGTCCGCTGATCAGAGTATTATAAGTCAAGCCTTCAAAGATTTGTGGGAAGGACCTGACATGTACGTTTACCATTCTGATGATGGTTGCGTCGCAGTCAATTGTATGGACGGAAGGTTGGTGTTCAATGACGACATCAAAGCTTGCGATGGCTCACATCGCACCCCTCTTTTTAATTGGTTAGAGGGTATGCTCTCGGAACACGAGGGCACACCAGTTTTACATATAGGGTACATCGCGAGGGCATTTCAATACCTGCGAGAACCCATAACTTTTCACAACCCTGAGAAGTTCCAAGAGTTCGTGAAATATTTTTACACTACTATGCGTTTATATTCTGGATCCACGTTAACCACTACAGTTAACAATTTGGCCCGGTTGATTATCGCCATAGCTTTTAGAGTCTCATGCCCTGAGCCCAAACTTTTTAGTAAGTTGGCAGTCATGGATTATTACATAAAAGCTGGTGAGATTGCCGGGTACATACTTAAGATTCAGATTTGCCAAGTCCCACAAGACATGCAATTTTTAAAACATAGCTGTACGAGTTATTACGAACCATATGTAAATTTGGGAACCATGATACGTGGTTTTGGTAGTTATCGAGGTGATTTGCCCGGCACTGGGTCATTGAGTGTCAGGGCTTACAATTTCAATTGTGGAGTCGTTGAAGGACGCAAGACGTGGGGAAACCATGTTATTGCCGCGGCTTTTGCGGAAGCATTTCCCGCATGCGGAGTTCCAATTAATGAAGAGTTTGACAAGACGGAAGGTACGGGGTTTGATATCCCGATCGATGATCTTTGTGCACGTTACAAGTGCACTGAAGATGATGTCATCGACTTCGCCGCCGTCGTAAGAAACTTACAGGTTGGACACTGCGTCAATAGTTATTTCGCCGATTGGCTTTATACTGTTGACTACACTGGGATTGAATCATCCGATAATTTCCAAAAACACTGCATCGCTCGCGCGATTGGCTCGTCACCACTGGAGTAAACCAGGCAAATCAGAGAAAACTTAATCCGCAG